CTGCCCACGATGCCCCGCACGAGCTTGTCTCGTGTGACCACTTCCGGCACGATGGACGCCCGCAGCGGCCCACGGTCAACCGGGGCATTCTTGCGCGCCGACCGCGTGACGACCAGCGTCGCGCGCCCCATCGCGCCTTTCATTGGCGATCCGCTCATATCGTGTTCTAGCTGAGCCACCTTTTCCTGGAACGCCTTCAAGCCCTCGATCTTGCCGCTTACGTCTGTCACTTGACACCGCCTAGTGAAAGTGGTATGTTGTGGTATGGACAGGCAACTTGCGGAAGGGCTGAGTTAGGCAAGGTCGTGCCTGGTCAGGCTGGGCGCGGTATGGCAAGGTATGGATCGTCACCGCCGCCCCGTTGCGATACGCACATATCTGCCATCCAAAAGCAGACCCGCAACATCTGGATCAAGCTGTTGCATATACATCAGCGCCCCAAGGTCTGCGCTGGCAAGGCTATCGCTCATACTGCCTTGCAGCCTCTTGTAAAACCGTGCCGCAATCATAATGCACGCTTCCGTGATGTCGTCCGGCACAGCCACGCTATAGCCCCACTTAGCCGTAACCTCAACCGTCGGCACACGCGCCCAGATGTCGACGCCTCTACGCGCCCGCCCTCGCTTGCGCTGCTCGTAAGTTTCTCCCGTAAACCACGACTGATCGCCGTTCGGGTCCACGAACAAGAGCGTGTAGGGCAGGCGGTTGAACTCTGGATCGTCGGGATCGCCCGATCCGGCGAACCAGTCCCCGTCGCCGGCCATATTCGTGCTTGGTGCCGTCCACGTCTCGTAGGCGTCGTCGCTCGGCGCGTCCTTGACGGCGACCGCTGTAATCTCCACGCATTCGTCGATCCGCTGGTACGCGCGCCCGCTGCCCTTGTAATAGCGCGCGCTGGCGGCGGCGTCCGCCTCAAAGCCGTCAGGCCGGTTGCAAAACTGGTCGATCTTGCGCGTCGCGCCGTCTATGATACGGGTGATGATCGCGTCGTCGCCCGCGTCGGTTTTCTGCATCGAGTCCTTGACCTGGGCCAGAGTACAGTAGGCCATCGTTCTACCTCAGATCGTAAAGTGCACCGGATACGCAAGCCCCAGCGTCCCGGTAATGAACTCGTGCGCTGCGTTTGCTGCTGCCGTCGCCGCGTCGTTGGCGTCCATCAGTGCTTCGAGTTGGGTCGGCCCCCAGCCATCAACCGGTACAGGTTGCGTGCCTACGTTGTCCGCTAAAGCGCCCTTGTACGCTGCAATGATCTGCTGGTTCGTGCCCGCGGCCAGGACCGCTTGCAATTCGCTGGCGGGCACGAGGATGATTGTCTTTCGGCCTGGCACAAAGGCCCACGGGCCGCCATCACGAGACGACTCTGCGTATATCTCGTGCCCAACGCACCCGCACCCGTCCTGGCGCGCACGCGGAGCAGTCTGCAATTTGTAACGAAAGCTGTATGCCATTTTACCTCTTACCTCTTTACTACCCCCAGGAAAGGCTCGCTGTACCACCGTGTATTCACACCAAAAGTGATCGCGCCATTGTACCCGTTGCCTGAGTAGTCCGTCGCAATTGCGCCGGTCTTGTCCATCATTCGGGTAATGAGTTGTGCATTGGCGTCATTCGCGGGCCAGTCGGCATAATTAGGCGGGGTGAACGACGCGCCAGTATAGCGACGCGCGCTACTTAGGCGGATGGGACCAACCTTCATATAATCATCCACAATACCTACATTGAGAACCCCATTACAGATTAAATTGTTGGCCGCATCTGCCTGGTACGCGCCCACTGCTATGCCTTGCGCTCTGGGAACCCCGTCAATGCACAGGCGCGCCGTGAGAGTCCCCACGTCAAAATCCACAGCGATGTGATACCACTGCCGCAACCGTAACACAAACGCCCCTGTATTGATGTTGATGTTAACGCCACCGAAGAAGGCGATAAAGTTAACCACTAACCCGGCGTTGATGAACATCCGCCACCCATTTCCCGCCCCGCCATTGTTCTTAGATAGCGGATACGCGACCGCAGTAGGGGTTGCCGTAACTTGAAAATACCCCTCGATGGTACAGTCTGCATTGAATAGATTGTCGATGTTGACCCCACTGCCAAAGTTGATCCCGTCGTTCTCCTGGTAGAACTGCACGAACCAGATCGGCAGCCAGTGGGTTCGCGCCTGGATCGCCGGTGAGAGACCGATGCCCTGCATTCCAACGCCGCGCATTACACCGACCTCGTGGCGAGCTGTATGCTGACCAGCATATCGTCCGCCGCCGCCGCGACCGCGTTGTTGTCGTAGACGCGCAACTGATCGCCTGCCTGAAGCAAGAGCGGCGGCAGCGGCGTGCTGAGCCAGTCGGTATCGCGGAACGCGACCAGATCATACATCCCCGACCCGAACGAGTAATAGCGCAGCTCGCTGGCGGCTTGCGTGTCCCCAACGCGCACCTGATTGATCACGTCGTTTGCCGCATTGCGCACCTCTACGACAAGCTGCCGGTCTCCCGCCGCCGCCGTCGAGGTGTACTGCACCCACACCCACAGGATTTGCCATTCTGTGGCTGCCGGCACGGTGAACGTCTTGTCGCTGTCGTTCAGGATGCGGTTCTGCGTGTATGAAACACGCCACGCCTCGGAGAACTCGACCGGGTTGGACGATCCCGCGCCGCCCGCAGCCACGACCACCGCGTGTGTGCCGTCGCCCATATCCCGGTACTTTGTGACCATCTCTGGGGGGATCGGTGCCCCTTGTGCCCTATCAATATCAGCCATTGCAAAACCCTTTCACGAGATCGACGATCTTTTCTTGTTCGCTCTCTGTCAAATTCTGATGAAGCGGCAGACACAGCGTGTGCTCCGCTGCCCACTCCGCATTCGGCAAGCTGCCCCGGTGACCGTAGAACGGGATCAGGTGTAGCGGATAGTAACGGTAGGTACAATATACCCCCTGGTCGCGCAGGTAGTTGGCTAATAGGTCGCGCTTCTCAAGCTGCACCCAGTAGAGATAATATGATGACGTACACCCCGGCAGTGGTTCGGGCGGCAACGTCAAGCCGGACACGTCCGCCAGTTCCTCTTGATACCGCTGCCAGATGCGCCAGCGTCGCTCGATGAACTGCGGCAACTTGCACAACTGGACGCGCCCGACGGCGGCCAACACGTCGTTGCTCGTGTGTCGGCCCGCGACGTGCTGTACGTCGAACTCCCACCAACGGTCGGAACCGGAGGCCGCGCTATCCGTGCCGCTGCTCCGCTTGGCTGGCATTCCAAAGTAGCGCAGCGACTCGGCCTTGTCCATCCGTTCGTCGTAGAGCATCCACAGCGCGCCGCCGTCGGCCATCACAAGTTCTTTCATACTGTCGAACGACCACACGCCGCCGTGCCCCAGCGTGCCACAGGGAACACCACAGTAAGTGCTGCTCACGGCGTTGGCGGCGTCCTCCAGGATAGGCAGTGACACGCCGCCCGCGTCCTCGATCTCTGAAAAGGGAGCGGGGTGGCCGCCGTAGTGGAGCAGGAACACCGCCGCCGTGCGCGGACTGTACAGGCGCGCCACCTCGGACGGGAGCAGGTTCAGCGTGTGCCGGTCTACGTCCGCAAAGACCGGCGTCGCGCCCGTGCTCAAGATCGCATTGGCCACGCCGACAAATTGCACCGTCGGGACGATCACCTCGTCCCCTGGACTGATGCCCAGCGCCTCTAGCATCGCAAACGTCGCGGACGTGCACGAGTTAAAGAGCAGCACACGGTCTTGCTTGATGTGACGCGCGAACTCCATCTCGAACGCCGCGCACTCGTTCCCGCGCCCCAGCCAGCGCGATGCAAAGACACGCTCGACCGCTATGACCTCCTCATACCCCAGTGTGTTGTTGAAAATCGGAATCATTGTACCCCCTCGTGCTCGTGATGCCTCAGCCGAGGCGTCACCCAATGCGCCGCCTTGTGCACGTCCCCGTTGACGCGCCCAACGCCCACGTAGGCATAGTCGGCAAGCTCTTGCACGTTCGGCAAAGGATCGTCTACGAGCGCGTTATAGTCTACAGCGTACATAGGCCCCTGCCACAACTCAAGCTGTCGATCTAGCCCCGCTTGCCACGTGTCGACGATGCGCGCTGCGTCGCCTTTGCCGCCATAGGTGCGCCGCAAGTGCCCGCGCACGCTGGCAATGCTGGCCTCTCGTGGTCGTCGCGTGACCACCATTCGCACCTCGACGCCTTGCTCTCTCAGGATCGGCCAGATAAAACGCGCCACGAAACACAACCACGGGTCCTTCATCCCCCACAAGCGATTCTGGGCGCAGGTCCGTGCAAGTTCTCGCCAGATTCGGCGCTGCGTTTTCCCTACGCGCTCCAGGGAGGCCGCTTTGAGCGAGTACCCCTTGCCCGTGACGCGCTGCGTAGCCAGCCGCCAGCGCATATCCTCATAGTACCCGCGCGGGTTGGCCCAGTCGGTAGGCTGGAAATGCCCCGCGCCCATATCCACGCCTATCTTGTGGAGCACGCCCGCGACACA